GTTATTTAATATAATAAATAACAAAAAAGAGAGAGATAAGTAAAAAAGAACAACAAGAACAACAAGAACAAAAAGAACAACAAGAACAACAAGAACAAAAAGAACAACATGTCTAGCGCAATGAAAGCACAGAACATTGATTTGAGCAAGGTTTCATTCTCTACACCAAAGACCCTTGACAATGGAGGAAAGATGATCTACCTTAACTACAATGGGGGTATTAATCCCCTCTATGTAGCTACCCCAGAAGGAGAACTTATTTGGGATCCCAACTATTTCGCTGATGACGGTAAGGAGGATGGGAATTCCAATTCGGGTAAGTTTTCAGTTACAATGTCTATCAAAAAGCAGCAAAAGGGTATGATGGAGTTCCATGATTCATTCGTTGCACTAGATGAATTCATTATGGCTGCAGCAAAGGAGAATTCGCAGGCATGGTTTAAGAAACCCAAGATTTCAGAAGACGCTATTCGTGAACTCTATACCCCACAAATCAAGATTTCAGTTGACTCTGAAACGGGTCTACCCAATGAATATCCCCCGAAGTTTACCTACAAGGTAGTGAGGCGCGATGGAAAGTTCCAAAACTTCAAGATTTATGATATGGATAAGAAAGTATTTGATGTTAACAAGACCACCGATGAACCAGTTGAATTCTCAAATGTTGTTATGAAGGGTGCCCTTGTCAAGGTTGTACTGAAGTGTAATGGTATTTGGGTTGCGAATGGTAAGTTTGGATGCACCTGGAGGGCAGAACAGATGCGGGTAAAGGTCCCTGAAGGTGGTCTCCGAGATTTCGCAATCCTTTCCGATTCAGATGAGGAAGATACAGAAGAAACGGTTGATGAGAAGCCTATCATGATTGAAGATTCAGATGAAGAAGTCGTTGAACCTGAACCTGAACCGGAAAAGAAGAAAACTCGTCGCGTGAAGGTAAAGAAGGATAGCGAAGAATGAGTTTAAATCATATAAATATTAAATGATTACTATGTAGATTAGGATTAGAATAATTAATTAAATATAAATAATTTTTTTTATGCTTATTGAGCTATTTGGCGTCGTTGGTGTAGGGGTTAGCATATCAGCCTTCCAAGCTGGTGTCCCGGGTTCGAGTCCCGGACGACGCATTTTTTTTTGGTGCTTTGGTCTAGTGGTATGATTCTACCTTTGGGTGGTAGAGGTCCCGGGTTCGATTCCCGGAAGCACCCTCTTTATTTTTTTTTAGTTCATTAGGGTGCCGCGGGGGGAGCCGCGGGGGGAGCCGCGGGAGGAGGAGTCGCCCTCGGCGTTGGAGGAAGAGCCTTGGCTCCACCGTGTATAACCAAGCGATGTATAATAAATAACATCAATACAAACATATGTTCGTTATTCGTTAAGAATACACAATACAAGATAAATGTTAAAAATACCATCATCACCGGGTTTGAGATAATCTTAACTAGTTCCCCTTCTAGATCTTCAATCGGATTTGACGGAAAATACGCGCTTATTGGGAAAAGCATCGCGACAAGTGAAATGATTAAAACTAAATTAATCATATTACTTGAATTTTTAAGGACATTAACAAAAGGAGATAGTTGTTTTACAAAGTACATTTATAATAGAATACATTTTTTTTTAAAAAAAATAAGTTATTGATGAACCACCAAATAATGAATAATATATAATGCTAAAGCCAACATTTTGACATCTCCGCTATAGAAGACACATAATACAAATATGCTCGCAATAGCCATAATCCACGGAACTTGCATTATTTCCTTGAGTTCCGATTCAACCTTTTCTTTAATGTCATATGGGATGAAATGCTTCACGGGGAATAAGAATAATATAACTAAACCGAGCATAACCATATTTATGGCTACCGAATTCCTTTTTAACATTTGAGTGACAGGGGTTAATACTTGATTCATTTTATATTATAGAATATATTTTTTTTTAATCAAAATCTAAAACAACCGATACATTTGTTTGGTTTAAACCCCTGGTTGCAGATTTTGATAATTCTTGTCTTTTCTTACGTTCTTTTGATATTTTCTTATGTTTTTTAATTTGTTGAAAGCTATTTGTCATATCTTCTTCTATAATACTGTAATTTTCAATAATATAATCAATTATCAAATTATCAATCGCCCACTTAAAAAAATTTAATTGTCCAATCGTCGTTTCAATACTTTTAGTTTCACCTTTTTCATCCGTATATTCAAAATTGATTCTATCCCGTCTACAAAAAGGATCAAATTTTTTCTTTGAATACGATTTTAATTGAGACTTATAAGAATGATATGTATTAAATAATTTAATATGTTCGTTTCCGTCCGATTTAAATGTTTTCTCCCCACACTCTTTATCCTTGAAAATAGAATAGTAAATATTGTATTTCTTTGAATAATTTGTTACAAACCAATCAATAATACGCAAGGACACTTTGTTATTGGTTTGAAGTATGATTTCCAATAAACGCTTCATATTTTTTCCTTTTATGTAATATCCTTTTAAAGACACCAATAAAATATTACTATCCATTTCATAATGTATGATTGATTTCCTTTAAATAATTTATTTATCAATCCAATAGATTCCCTGTAGATATGCATCTGCCAAATCATCTTTCTTTTTAGAATTAGTAAACAATGTTTTAAATTCTTCTACCTCTCCCTTAATCATGTAGTTGGTATATTCAACGCTCAAAAATTTATTTTGGGCATATTTTCCCTTCTTATTACATTCTATCGGAGGACCCGTATATACTTTTAATTTGTTCCGTGCATTTACCATATGTATATTTTCTATCAATGAGTTTTCATTCATAACACCTTCAACTACAAAAAATGTATAAATTATCATCTGAATACTTTTCATTGTTGGATTTTTTAAAGCGGGTTGATTTTCAATTAAAACATGCTTTATTTCTGTTAAGTTTAAGTCTCTTAATTTCTGTATACATAATTGTGATATTTTCAATATGTCGTAGTTTGTATTTAGTTTCTTCAGTTTTTTGAATTTCTTTGAATGCGCACTACAACAATAATTTTCAGGACAGTCATCCTTAATTAAATATGTTGATTGCTTTTCGCATTTTTTATTTAGATGAACATCACAAATTGGATCTTCATTTAAGTTAATGATACCCCATTGAATGATTTTTTTTTCAGGGGTTAATTCACAATAGGCCAAGTTTTTGATACCAACATCAAATGATAAATAATTCATAAGAATATATATTCTTGAATTTTTAAATAATTAAACAGAAAGATTACATTTCAGGGTTAAATATTTCTTTTATTCTTTGTAAATATACCAAATTATAAGTCAATACCATAAAGCTAAAAAGAACCAAAGGATAAATGTGATTGGTATATCTTAAATCAATAATTGGATCTAAAAACATATTCATAAGTGAGTCTTCTCTTTTCACATCACGTACCTTACATTCAATATAAGCAACTGAACATACTCTGTAATTTGTAGTTACTTTAAAGAAACAAAATAATAAGAGTAACAAATATACAATTGATACCTGGTTATTTAAAAAGAGTGAAACGACACCATAAAGTAAGTAGGTATAGACAAATATCAAATGGAGTAGCATTTATAATATTTAATTATAATATATTTATGAATATCAATCATTTGTTAATCTTTACACTATTATTATTATATATCAATTTTCGCAGTAATACATATGAAAACTTTACAGGTGAAGTGAACCAAGCAAGTTGTGTTGAAAGAATTCTTAATTATGAATGCTTGGACGAAGATAAAAAAAATAAATTAAATGAAGACTGTGACAGTTTTGAATTATATATATCTACCGGATTGGTCAATATAAGTTGTGATGATAAAACACTTTATGATACATTACTTTGTAATAAAATGTTATCAGAAGGTGCCTGCGAATGTTCCTATGGAAGAAAACAAATCGCCGGAATATGTAACGTTGACCCCATTAATATATCATGTCCAGCAGAACTACAAAGTAAGGATCTAGCCATAATAGAGAAAATAGAGGAACTCCAAACAGAATCACGTAAATGTGAAAATGTTGAACGTAAAGAAAAAGAACTACTTGACATCGCGGGTACGTTACGAACTTTAATGAAAGGCAATGGACTACTAAAAGGTAGTAATACAAAGAATTACATCGTAATACTTGTTGTCGTATGTGTTGTTATTGGGTTGATACTTTACATCAAAAAAAAATAGTATAAAGTATACGTATGAAAAGGGAATACCTTCATTATTTGTTGATATTCTTCATAATATACTTCCTATTATTTACAATTAAAGAAAAAAGGATAGAAGGGATAGAGAATAACGCCGCCATTTCAGATAAAAATGAAAGAATAACAGGAACTCTCTTTTTTAATGCAGATATAATTCAATCTGCTGGTATTGAGGGGTCGGTTAAAAGAAAAAAGTTTAGACAAGATTTCAAAGATGATTTAATTAATCTGTTAAATAAAGACACAAACATAATTTTGTTAAATGATCAAATAAAAATTAAAAAAATATACTATGGTTCTATTATCATAGATTTTGAAATATATCCAGATTCTTCGGGTAATTCTATTGAAAAAGATTATCTAGTAAAGCTTCTGACAGGGAAAAAGTTTTTTCCAACTATCAAACTACATACTACCGAAAGTGTCAAAGATGTTATGACAACTTCTTGGCCATTATGGTTTTTTTAATGTCCGTATTTATCTTTCATTTATATTCCAATTTTTAAAAAATAATATAATATTAATATTATATTAATATTATAATGTCCGGACATTGTAAACCGCCCGCATGCTCAAATAAAAATTATACCCAGTGCAATATAAGTTTTAATGCAGAACAACCCTCATGTAGAATTGGAGACGGGGGGATTGATAACACAGCGTCCACGGCATCCGCGGTTTGCCAAAAGATACCAGGTAGTCCCCTGAATTATAGAAAAACAACCGAACAATGCAATGTTGGGAGCGCGAAGCAAACTTCATGTGAAGATATCAGTGGATGTGTTTGGGATTATAATCCTACTTCTGAACCCTTAATACGAATGTGTATCCCGGTCCCGGGACCGGGATCGGGCGAGACATTCACATGTACTGGAGAATTCGCAAAAACAACCCGCAACACTCATCCGCAAGTCCGCCAAAGGTATAGTTTACTATCCAAAGATACATTTGGATGCGATAAAGATAAGTGTAAGCGAGACCCTAATACGGGTGTGCGTATTGAGGCGGCGTGTAAGGGTATAAGTCCAGGTAGTGACACCTCTTGTAGTAGTAAAAATGACCAGGTAACATGTGACATAGATCCATTATGTATCTGGGAATCAAATGACGAAGCACATTGTGGATATAAAAGAAGTGTTGAAACATATTTACATGATCATAGTATGAAATCAGCTGAACAACAACCCGTTCTAACAGGTACTCCACCAACCGACCCATGTTTACGTATTAAAAATCCTGGGAGAGAAACATGTGAAAATGAAGGATGTATATGGGATATTTATGGAGATAGGGTCGCCATGAATGACTCTAATACCTCGGAAACCGATAAAGTCGCTTGCAATCAAATTACGGGATTGGCGGCGTGGACGAATAATGTTGTTGTCACACAGAGGAGTCAATGCGAAGCAAACAGCCTCAACTGTACGTATACGCCGGCCGTAACGGGGAATGCACCCACTGCGGCGGCGTGTAATCCTACACCGAATAAAGATTATTATGATAAAAATACATCCGGATTATGTGTATTCCCAAAAACCAGCTCTTGTATGGGGCATTTTTGTAATAGACATAGTAAAGGGGTGAATGCTGGTGCTGATGATTATTGGGAACTACCAGATGGAAAATGTACAGTAGTGACTGCTACTGCCACTGCTACTGCCACTGCTACTGGTGGTGCTACTGCTGATAACGAGAGTTGCCAAAGCACGGGAAAAGAAATTGTGAAAGAAAGGACACCTGGATTAATTAATTTCTTACCTACTACTAGTTTTTCTAATCATTTAGCAAGACCATTCGGTCTTCCATCCAGCTCGTTGGGAAAGATAAATGATGTTAACCGTTTACTTGGTGAAAGATATAACACGATTGCGAAAAGTACCGCGGTCAATAAAAACTCAAAACTATTAAACGTATTTGATGATATCTACCATGATAATTGTGAATTTAATCTGACATATCCTACCATGGGTGATGTTACCGCCTCTGGAGGGACATATGATGTCTCCGCCGCCTTAGAGAGGGGTAAGAAGTATGAAAATAGAAAGAATGAATACGATGAAGGTTCGGACAAGTGTAGAGGGGGTGGGGCGTTAGATGGAAAATGTACATCTGAATTCTTCCATAAAAAGCGTGGTGACAGTGGTTTGTTCGCAGCAAATGATGCCCGCGTAATTGATGGAAGCAAAAGATGTACATCAAATAATTTTGTTCAATCTGATAGGGGAGAAACATATACGAATATTAAGGAACGTACAAAATTTGAACCTGTTCTACGTTTGGATACTATTACGGTTGATCCTAATATCACGGCACCCGCGTATCAGATCAATGGCGGCGGCACACTCCATCCAAGCAAACCGAGTAAAAGTATAAGGTTTAAGGTCGCTAATGGTATAATAAACGACTATAATATTAGTGGCTTAAAGGGACAGACGGTGAAGATATATGATAAACAAGCGACCTGTACGGGTACTGATAGCACCACCCAGTCTGACTGCGCGCTCAACGCAGCCTGGACGGGCGGCGACCAGACTGCTAGTACCTGTGTGGCGGCAGGCTGCACGTACCTTCCCTATGTCCCGGGCAGCTGCACCTTATCACCAATTGGGGATCAAGTGAAATTAACTGTGACTGATGTGGATACGGAATCTATCACGTTAACAGACGTTGAAGGTACAACTGGAGATGCAGAGTTCATGAACAGCGCCACCCCCATCCAACAGACCAGCACTGGCAATGATCTCGTGACAGGCTGCGAATTACGGCTTTCTAATACAGTTAATAAAAGATTATATGATCAAAAAATCGTTGAGGGGGGGGACAAACGCTGTAAGGGTGATAACCTAACGTACACAGCTACTGAATTTGGAAGTTATAATACCGAAGTGCAGCGGCGAATAGATGCGGCGGTAGCGGGAACGCCGCTGACGCGAACCGCTGCGGAGGATGCGGCCGTCCAGGCGGCAACGACTTACTTTAGAGGTTTCACCCCCCCCATAGATCTGTCTAATCGGCCGGCGGCGCCAACGGCGCCGGCGTTGGTGGAGGGCGCCACCGCACCTGTTTGGACAATGCATGACAATGTGTTAAAGGTCAAATATGATTGTAACACAACCAACTGTCGTATTGAGCCGGATGCAACCGGAGGAGGATATTGTAGGCCGAAACTTAAATTACCAACCGATACAGATGGAGTTCTCACGATAACCAATGATCAAAAATATGAAAGGGCATCAAAAAACGTAGACTGTCGGAATAAATTTTTTGAAATTGTGAATAAGTTGGAAGTATATGTATCGTCACTTGATTCTTTGATGACAGGAACTGTCATCACCTCTGCAACCGACGGTTATGAACCATACAATGGTAGTACTGGTGGCCAAAAATATTATCCGAACACAAAAAAAGGAGTAAACCGTCTAATAGAACATATTGGTGAACAAATACATGCAGATACAGTAACGGGGGAAGACAGCTTGATAAAAGATTCATTAACTGCTCTATTCGGGGATGATGTCGTTATTTCGGGGTCGTCCGCTGCTGTGGGGCATTGTACCCGCGGTGCAGGCACCGGGTCGGTTGAACGGTGGAGTATAACTTCCCCAAAAACGTGTAGTCGGCGCTCTGGTGGTGCCGATGCGCCGTCTGGCGCATACGCCGGGAGACCCGTGATGGAAAATACGCTGGTCTTAATTGGCTCCAACGAGAACCCTTGGATAGAAATTCCGAACATAAGGCAAGAGCTCCTTGACGGCCCAGACGGCGCTTTAACGAGGCAATGTGAATCGGTATCAATATATGGCATGCCTGAAGATAAAGCCGGAGAATATTGTCGTAATTTTAAGACAGATAAAGAATACGGTACAGAGAAAAAGCCATTGCCGTGGCAGGGCAGCGCCCAAAGCGCAGCAGGTGGCTTGGTTGCTGGTGGTGATTTTGGTGCTGGTGGCGACAGGCTGTGGCTTTTAGCCGACCCCGCGGCCGCGGTTCCGCAAGGTATCGGAGGGCCAGCGGGCGGGTATGCCTGGACGACGGGTGTGCTTCCACAGAACTGGTCATTGCCAAACGTCACGGAACAGCCTGAGCACCAAGGGATATTTGACGGCTCCTTTTCAATAAGTGTGCCGCCTGTGGGCTCCATTGAAACAAGTATCTGCGAGTACAACCCACCTTCAGCAAAGAGTGTACCCAGCACCCCTGTCAGCCCTAGTTGCCCCGACTCTTGTACACCTGGAACCGTAAGAACATCTGAAGAAATTTGCGTGCCCGCCCCAACGTGCACAGGTACCTTGGAAATCCCTTCCTTGGAACGCCCTGTGTGCGGTTGGACAGATTGCGATAAAGGTTTAAACCCGTATGCCGCCGGCGAATCGCAATGCACCGGAAACGGTACGGCGGTGACCAATAGCTCCATGCTCAAGTCAAGCTGTCCAGAGGGGTGTAAATACACAGGTCCCGGAGTGTTGACACAGCCCACGTGCGCGCCGTATGGCCCCGAAGAGGGCTCAACGACCACAGACTGCTCATTATTGATAGAGTTTGATTCTGACTTGACTGACGACGAGGTGAACGCTGCAGGCGCCAAATGCACTGCGCTCCCGGGATGCGATTTTCAAGTGCCTCTGGCACGTGCGTCATGCACATCAGGACCGTGTGCTGGAGGTTGTAAAAAAATGCTTAATGCCCCATGTCGCCGTAAGGGTGGTATATTGAACGACGATGATACTATCAGAGAAAACGCCGAAAACTATATATTAACTTTGTCAACTAAACACATTCGGGGACTAATTGGAGATAAAGAATACAGTTACAGTGTTGCTAGGTATTTTGCGAGTTTGACAAAATACGGGGAGAAAGACAGTGTCTGTCGGGATCTGACTACCGCCCTATGTACGGCTTCTGTTGTGTGTACGTTGGATGGAAATAATACGTGTATTCCTGAAAATGAATGTGTTTATAATCCATTCTCCCACGAATATGTACAATATGATCACACCAATACGGAAAACCAAGAATATTTTCAATATCTATCTGAAGTACTACCTGTGAGTAATGAGGTCGTCCCTGCCGCTATCACTGGAGATCAAATTTATCACTTTTTAGGAACTGGAGATAGTGAAAATATTGATGTCAAATTGAAAGTAAAAGATATGATTTATCAAAAAGGTAATGCTATTGTATCACTTCAATTATACAACAGTGGTGGAACTACAGAAATAAGTAGTGGCTATTCCGTTACTAGTGAATATAATAGTACAAAGACACTATTTTCCGAAACCCCCTCTGGCGGAACATCAGACATCAACAAGCCACACACATATACCCCTGCAAATGATATAGATGGAACATTCAAGAATTTATTCAGCGAGCTGGGGAACAAAGTTGTTGATGGCACACAAAAAAAGTATGTGGGTGGTATTCTAGAATTTGAAATTGAGGGAGTTGAACCGGGCTGTTTTGACTATGAACGTAGAGTTGAATGGGGGGAAAAATGTCCTACGAAAAACATCCTACTAACTTCAGAAGATAATAATGATGTATATACCCCATCACCATCGGAGAACAGTACTGAAGGCGGTCCCTCTGGCGTCCCTACTAGCATCGTCGGAATATGGAAAGTTAAAGAAGTTAGATTTAAAGATGTACCAATTGAAATTTATTTCAATGGGGATATAGATGGATTGTTTAAGGTAAATGATTTAATTGATATTCATTCCACTACTCTTCCTTTAAACATATTTAATGACGAAAAGAAGTACGGAACCAGAACATATCAACGGATAAGTCGTGTTGATATTTTAAAGAATACTATCACCGTTGAAAATGCGACCCGCCGGGGCCCATATTTTATAAGGCGTGCAGAATTGGAAAAAATTCATTATGGTGACACCCGCTCTTGTATAAACGAAGTGTCAGATGGAATTGTACCTGATGATATAGATTTAAATTATAGTTGTGATTTTAAAGATTTATATAAACATTGTAGTGAAAAAGATAATAATCAGACAGCATGTAATGGAGGAGATGGACTATGTCAATATAGTGATGGATGTGTATCTCAAGCCGAGACTGGTACTGACGATCTGAATGGCTGGATGCCTAAATGTGAGAGGAATGCTACTGATGTTTGTGTAAAATCAGCAGTTGAAGAACAATGTTACGCTGTGCCTGTGACGGAGGCCGAGCGATACACTTGTACCCCGGCAAACCACGTCGGCTTCATCTGGGGTGCCGACGCAACCGCGTGTGCCGGCGTCACAGGCACGGCCCTGAATGACAGCTCGGCTTGCGATGAGGTGATGTCGCTCAGACACGGTGCCAACGTCCCGGCCTGCAAGTACACGGACAAAGAGGTTGAAAATCCAACAAGGTGTACTCTCATTCCCTCCGCCGACGTCGCCGATGCGACTTGTACCGAGACCGCCCCCACGACTGTGGCAGCCGACGCAACCGCGTGTGCCTCCGTCACAGGCACGGCCCTGACTAACACGGCATGTGATGCGGTTCAGCTGGCCGGCACCAGCGACGGCACATCCCCGGCCTGCACGTATACTCCTGCGATCACCCTCAATCCCGGTAGTTGTGATTTCCTGGACCCGACAATGAGGGATGCGGTGGACGCCTCCAATACGACGTACGACCCAAACGCCTGTTCCTCAGCCATCGACACCACTACCGCTGCCGCTGACCAGAAGCTCGCATGTGAAGCCGTCCGGGATATCAACTCGGCGAGGGTCTGCGGGTACACTCCTGCTGGGCAAGGAACACAACGGAATGCCCAGTGTATTCGTTCCCCTGGTTCCTCTGGATTATGTCATGTTGTCCCAGCAGCTACCGTGGCGAATACAGAAATCAAGGGTGCGTGTGCGCCTGAGGAAAATCCAAATAGATGTTTCCCTAAATTCAGAAACTTACCCCATAAAGAGAGTGTTATCTGGAACTCTGGTAGATCCTCTGGCCCTCTAGAAAATTTCAAATGTAATGAAGTCTATCAGGATTACCATGGACCACTTGAAAGGACCAAGTGTCGTACGATTAGGCCTGAAACGCCGGCGACGTCGGGGACTATCCTAAAATATGAAAATATGTTATCTAACAATCCTTCATCAAGTATTAACTACGCGAATCAAACATATTCGCTGCCTGTAGGTGAGTTCAGTGATTTGGATGGTATTGAAGAAGATTATCTCAAAGGATGGAGGGTAACATATTTAGCTCCCCGTACGGGTGGGGTTACGGAGAAAGAAGGAATGATTATAAACAACGTACTGCGCACGCACACTGATAATAGTAAATATCAGGATATCAAAATTCAGAAACCGGACGAAAACATAGAGGATACAACTGGTATATATATACTTTCCGTAAGGGTACCTGAACTATCTATTTCCGATATTAATGTGAAGATATTCGCACGAAAGGGTATCTCGGTTAAGGGTTGTTATGATGACATAAGTGATGCCCTTGATCCCTTAATCACAACCGCAACTGCATGTCCGACTGGGAAGACTTGGAAATACTTACCTTTCAAATGTTATGATTCTAATGGAACTGACATAACCGCCGCGGACGAGACGGCATGTACGGGTACGGTTGGGCATACTTGGGAACCAGATAGACACGGTCTAATCAATTCAACCACCAAAAAAGAATGTGATTATAATAATGGTACATGGGATAATGATATGTGTGACCTCGCCTCGGTGGCAGAGACGAAGACTGGAAAAATAAGAACTGTAGATCTTTGTGAAAGAACCGGATTTAGATTTGATAAAAAAAGTAATGTTTGCTACAAGGAGACAACTACGCAAGGTTCAACGGGACAGACGCTTTATTGTGGTACCAAAGTAAGTAGAGACGCAACTACAGGCGAAAAAACGGTTTGGGATTCCGATCCCGATCAATCAAAGAAACATCCATGTGGTGTTTGTAAGTTTGAAAAAGACATCATCTCCTCCTCCTCGGAACCGATACAAAAATGCTCTGCCTTACCTCGTTCAGAATGCACTAGTAAATTAAGTGAAACATCTTGTAATGCTTCAAAATCGTGTGAATATTATCGCGATAATATGGATGTTCAAACCGTAGAAAAGTCTAATGGGGAGAACGTGGCTGTGAGTAATAAACAATTTAGGTGCATTCAAGGCGCAATCCAAGACCAACCGGATTGTGCTAGTATAACGAGGCTCGCGCTATGTGAGGGAACCGACGAGAAGACTGGGTGTGATTGGACATGTCCATTAATTACACGCACAGGTACGGGTTATATAGCGCATGTTTCATCTGATACAGGTATGGTAACCCTCGCAACTACGAATTTGAATGAAATAGCTGGAACAGGTCGCCCTAAGTATTATTCTGCATCAGATATATCTCTATCGTGCGACGATGGATGGGAACATGCGGTTACTGGCCAAGAACCAAGCGCTGTATGTGTCAAAAATACAGATGACGACACATATGCAAACCACAAGGGAATCATGGCATTTTCTGGTTGTGTGAAATCTTTGAAATGTAAAAATCCAGAATACCGTCCAGATGATTTAGGTAACTTGACGAGTGATAATATTCCCGCTAGTTTTAAAACAAATGGTGATTTAGATCTGAAAAAGTCTCCAGATAATGAAGGAAACTTTCAATGTCCTGAACCAACTGTATTGAAAAGTTCCCCTGAAAATAAAGATGGATGGGATGAAGCAAGCTGTTGTGAGAGTGTTGGTCTATGTAGCGGCAATACGAACCCTACCAATGACCTTATATGTCCAAGTGGTCAAGCAATTAAAATGATGTACTATGAAAATAACGATATATTATTAGCCGTAAAAGGTGATAGTGTCGCGGAATGCTGTGAAGCAGCTGGAGAACCAACTGTATCAATTCCTTTAGATGCTGATTATGATACACTTATAGGGTACAAAGGTTCATCTGTAAGTGAAGAATTTAAAAGTAATTTTATATCAGATTTAGTTTCAATTATAAATTCGTCCCCACATACGGGAACTACGTCATTTGATGCCTCATTGATTGAAATCTTGGGCATTGAAAAAGGTTCAATTATCGTTCATTTCAAAATAAAAAGAAATTCACTTGGAGAAGTGATACTTCAAGAACAACTCACTAAAACATTCGCAACCGGTACGGCATTCCCAAGGTTGAATTCTGTCGTAAAGGGGGATCTCTATTTTGGTAAGAAACTGGAGGAATGTATCTATCAAAACGAAGAACTCAAAATATGTATTACACCTGAATCGGGTAAAGTGATTTTAGCGGCAATTATTTGTTTTATATGTATTTTTGTCACAATTGTTACAATGGCGGTACTATCTTAAAATAACTTATCTAGTCAAGTCTTGGAAGTATGAGTCTAAATTATTGGACTCAATCGGATTAATACCTCCACTCCCAGTTGGTCCCCCGGTCCAAGTTTCTATCTGATCAATTGGGGTTGAAACAGAGGGCATTGTTGGAGGTGTTGATAGAGTCGTTTGTAATGCTCCATCTTGATCACCTCTCATCCCAAAAATACTCGTATCAACTTCTTTTTTAACAATTGGGGTACCTGGGAGAATATTCACTCCTGATGAAGGACCATAGATACCTTTATTTGCCTTTTCAAATAATTCAATAGGATTTACTTCTTTTGGGGCATTTTGGTGTGCGATTGAAACATATGCAAAGATAAATGTATTTTTCAAGATAATATAAATAATTGGAAACATCAAATATATCCACGCTAGATTCATTTGATCATATTGACACAAACCATAAATAATAACACCCAAGACGATTGTTAATTGAACTTCACTCCAAGAATAAAGGTTATATAAATTTTCCATCCTTTGATTTTTAAATTTTTTCAATGTATCCCGGGTAATAAATAACGAAATACCCGAAACAATTACATAGACAATAAATATTATAACCGGTGAACATAGTTTTATAGAGGTTAAACTTAAATCGGAGAAATCCATAGTATATTTATATAATAAACTATATTTTTTTTTTACTTATATAAAAATAACTCGGGATATTATACTAAATGGGAATACCTTCATATTACAAGAATATCATTCAAAATTACCCCGAAATAATCATACCATGTGAAGAGTTTGATCATTTCCCTGATCATTTATTTCTGGATTTGAACTGTGCAATTCATCCGTGTTGCGCAAATAAAACGGATGAAAATGAAATGTATGAGGCTATTTTTGAAAAAATAGAGGAGTGTATTCAAATTACAAATGTTCAAAAACTTATCTATATCGCGATTGATGGACCAGCGCCAAGGACAAAAATGGAACAACAAAGACAAAGAAGACTGAAATCTTCTCATGAAAATAAAATATGGGATACAAATCAAATTACGCCTGGGACCCCCTTCATGGATCATTTGAGCGAATACTTACACCAAAGATGTAAAGAGTTAAATGTTCAATGGATCATTTCAGATTCAAATGAACCGGGTGAAGGGGAGCATAAAATAATGCACTATATGGATACTTTATCCGTAGACACTCTCAATATTGTCTATGGATTGGATGCAGATCTTCTTATGCTTTCAATGATACGGAAACATAATGTTTATTTATTAAGGGAACGTACGGCATTTAATATTGAAAACTTGGAAACACCCTACGTTTTTTGCGATATTCCGTGTCTTAAAAAATCATTACTATCCACTCTTCAAAAAGAGTCAATCCATATTTCAAATGAAACACTTCTTAATGATTATCTATTGATGTGTTTTTTGATAGGTAATGATTTTATTATTAATACACCAAGTATCAATATCAGGTATAAAGGGTTAGAACATCTGTTAGATATTTATCATACATTACAGGAAGAATATTTCGGACGCTTTTTTTTAATAGATGAAAATGCAAAAATCAATCTACATTATTTTAAAGTATATATTAAGAAATTATCATTAAAGGAAAGAGGTAAGATCAATGATACATTAATGATCCGTAACAATCAACAGAAAAAATATCAGAGAATGTATCGGAAGATTTATGATAAATACAAACCTGAAAAAGTAGAAGATGTAACATTTGAAAAGATGAGTGATCTGGATGAAGATACTTTTAAAGAATTTCAAAATCATTCCCCCGTACTCCTCCGAGAAAATGAAAATGAAATATTTAAATCAAAAAGAAACTATTATATGTATCATTTTTATGATACATTTAACAGTAATCCAAGCTATGATATGGTATTAGATACAGATAAAAAAAAACTATGCGAAGAATATATACGGTCAATTGTATGGACCACCGAATATTATTTTGAGAAATGTAAAAATTGGAAATGGTATTACCCGTACCATTTTACACCGTTGCTAGTAGATCTTTCCGAATATCTAGATCAACTAGATACTCTTGATATCATTAATACAGAGGAAACACCTCATACACCGGAAGAACAATTGAAAATAGTCTTACCATTCCAAGAGGATACTTATCTATACCCTCTGAAAACCCCTCTTCACGGTGTTTTTAAAAGGTATTATTGGGAATGTCACCCTATTATGCCCCATTAGACATTTATCTTTCAAACTTAACTGGTTTCAACCATTCTACGATGTCTTCATCTTTATCAAGGGTATGTAATTTATGTTGTTCTAGGATCGGGTCAATCCACACCTTTTCTCCATTGATCGTTTTGATATAAAGATTGAAGACAGCTGAATTAAAGTGAGTTTTGAAAAGAGATTGATAAAAGTGGAGTTCTTTCATAACCGAAAGAAACCGATTACAATCAATAATATCTTGTTTTGCATTGTCTTTATTTCCCGTTAGGTTGCGGATCAGAAAAGGTGTAGTTTTAACCATTTTTACATTTCAATATAATAACAGCTTCAAATTTGAAAATTAGTTTACCCAATACTATTAAATCAACGAAAGAAGGAATATAACAAGAGTAATCATGTCTTTCTCTGACTCGGTAAACTTCTTGATACAGAATGATTGGGGTGACCGATTCGTAATTCATTCTCGTGAACTTGGGGTAAAGAAGTGTAATCTCTACGAGGGGGGGAAGTGGTCCGATGTAGCGATCAATGGAGTCCCCCTTGACCATACTATGGAGTGGCAAGATCACATTGAATATCTCAATTATTGCAGCGAACTATGTGAAGGAACCGGGGGATACGATGTATATGTCAACGAAAAGAAAGTGGATGAATCAATCAGAGAATCATCAACTTATCATGAAAAAGTAAAGGGTTTGGGGAAGTCAAATGAAAAGGGTTCGGGTGAAGGAAAGGATATCTTCTTTCGGAGGAGGAAAATCCCGAAAGCAAGGAAAAAGAACTATCCGGTGAAACCGATCCGCGATTACAACCGCGTAATCAATGATACTATTTCTCAAGAGTATAACGATGAAATGAATATCCAGGTATACACCGATCATTTTTCATATGATCCATCATGGGGTACTGTCGGAGCATAACTCAACCTTAAATGTGATAGTAAAGAAGACTAACTCTTCTACATTTTTTTATAGTATAATAGTATAATCTATAATGAAAGTTAATTATTGTTTTATAGGCGTAATACTGCTATTTTCGGGGTTTTATATGAGTTTCCTTGACAAGAATACGGACCACTTCCAAAGGTTTAATGACTTACTAGATTCAGATCAAAAAGAAAAATATGAATCCATTGTAAAGGAGAGATTTTATATATATATCGCTGGTACTATCCTTGGATTAGGCTTGTCCTATTATTATTATTATATGAATAAAAATGATAATAATATATTCTGTAAAACACTTGTGATCGCCCCAATCGTAAAGTTGATGTTTTATTATTTTTATCCAAAGAGCCCATTGATGTTATATTCTCTAAGAACGAAAGAACAAACCGATGCATGGGCTGATATCTATACAGAAATGAAACATCGGTGGATTATGTCTTTTGTATTTGGTCTCTTCTCATATGTATTCTTAACATTAGCGTTGATCAAATGATAATATATTTCCCGAAAATTCAGGTTTTCCATTAATCAATGATGTATATAAAGTTTGTAATTTTGTTTTTTGTGTTTGATTTCCTTCCTCATAACATTGTTCAACCAGTTTATTGACTCCTTCAACAATTTGATTTGGTAGTTCGTCTCCATTCCAGGTTGCCCAATTATTTAAATATTGGTCTGTCAAAGAAATTTCCGGAATAGATTCACATTTTAATTCATTATTTGTGGATGTAATTAAACCTTGTCTTTGTTTTTCTTTGTATAATGCCCACGCTCCAATACACATACAGTGATTATTACCTGTTCTTTCACCAGACCAATCACTCTGTCCTGTATGGGTGGAAAAGTCATGTGTTTCTTGATTTACACCGAAGCATATTTGATGAACACCACCTCCCATTTCACTACAATAACCTTCCGTGTCCCACGATCCACGTGCATCAGTTGACCCACTTGTACGGCATTCATGTAAAGGTTCTCCATATATATTCAGTAACGTATCGTGTAATGGCTCAATATTATCCATTGGTTCTTCAACAGCCTGGTTACAATTAAACCTAGGTGGGGGTGGAGGAACTGAAGTATTACCGACCAAACTAAGTAGGACAAAAATATCACCCATTCCACCTTGAAGTTCGTTTGGATCCTGACAAATCCTGGGGGTACAGAATTGATCCGAGTCAATTACATGAGTAGTTGATTCATACGGTACGGGTTGTTCGGTCATCTCATTATTCCCGTATAATACAGCTATGATTAACCGCCCGGAAGAAGTTCGGATACCATTTTGTGTTATACCGTTTTGACATGTAAATGAATTTACTTGTGGAGGAATATTAGCTTCATTTGAACATGGGTCGTCAATTGTGATTACATGGTGTTGATAAGGGCCGTCTGATAGTTGTACGGTGTGTTGTTCTACTTTTGCATATCTCATTAAATCGCATGGACATGGCGTACAGCAACGATAATATTTACCGAACCATTCTTGTCCGCTTAAATCTTCTAACATAATGTGACTGGAGATGTTACCACCCATACGATTTGGTGACACAGGTGAGCCACTCACACCACAATAAAACTGATTGTATAAGATGAAATTATCTTTGTCTAAATTCATTGTATTGACAAGATATTCGTAAAATTGCGGTCCTCCTGAATTACGTCCCCCGGTTGGAAATATCACTCTAAAATGTTCATCTATGAAACGGTCAAATAAATCTTGCTTTTCAACGACTGTGAACCCTTCAACCGTATTACCTTTAAACATTAAATATAAGAGAAAAAGAATAATTATAATTTGACATAACTGTACTGTTTTTTGATTCATTTATCTATTATCATAGATATAATTATCATAGATATAATTATCTACCAAAAATTCAATTGGATAGTTTCCTTTTTCCAAAATCATTTGATGGATTTCTTTGATATCATATCCCTTTTTTAATAAGTTTTCACGAACATATAAAAATGCTTTCTCCCCAATTTTGTAGGTTATCGCCTGTCCAGGATTATTCATATAACGCAGAATGGCTTTCTCAATCCCTTCGTCGGTGTCTATTTTGTGTTTTTTCATTAATGCGAAACATTTTTCATATGACCATCCAAAATAATGAATACCCGTATCTAGTATTAATCTCATTGAACGCAATATTTCATAGTTAAGTTTGAAATAATATTCATAATCATCTTGATAATCTCCTAAATTTTCACAGTATAGAGCCCATCCTTCCGAAAAACCGGTGTCTCCTAATTTGAGATAATCTGGTTTTGCTGATCTATTTTCATGGGTTATTTGTAAATGGTGGCCAGGTATCCCTTCGTGTAAACTTAATACATATAATTCGTGTTTATTAACATCTTCTGGTTTGGAAGTATTGATATAAAACGTTCCTTTTTTTTTATCCTTCAAATCGGCAGGGATGTAGTATGCATACATATGGTTACTCTCCAATGGTACTTTCTTGATTGAATATAAATCTTTATCCAGTATCTCACCATGAAAATATTTTGGGTATGTTTCCTTTTGAAGTTTTGTCCGAATCTTTTTCAGAGAATCTATGATCTCTTTTTCGGTAGAAAATGTTCCTTTTTTCACACTTTCATCTATATCTTCTACCTTCAACACCTTTTCAAGACGTTTTTTCTCTTTTGTTAAACGTTTTAATTCTTTCCAACCTAAATCGTAGACTTGTTTCGGTTCAATGGATGAAAAAGTATTGTATTGAATCATTTTCTTATATGCATCTTTACCACCACGATAAGAACATAATCCAATTTTGTCTTTCTGTGTGGAAGGATAATATTCATTCAACAAAAAGGTGAATAGTTTATTTAAATTATTCACTAAATATTTTTCAACGGTTTTATCCCATTCTTTAGGTTTATTCTTTGCCTTATTATCATAAGCCTTGTTTTTTAATATATCACCTATTATTTGAATCATTTCTGAAACGGTCCTCTGGGGAAGACATACTTTTTCATCCATACCATTTCTCATTTTTAATAATATTTCATTTGTAATCGTGTTTAATGATTTCAAACGTTTCATAAAATCCAAATAATCTTTTCTCTTGTCAAATACATAACTACCACTACCACTACACTCGGTAACGTATTCGGTCAATATATTATCATTAATGTTGATGGGCATATACATATATATTTCGTATTCTGTTTCCATATGGATATTATAGTTTATATCCCGTAATAATATTTTATCATAGATAGTAAGGTCTTCTTTTTTCTTCTCTTTTAAAATTTTCAAGTATTTTAAATCTATATGATGCATTCTATTGTAATGTTTTTCAGAGTAGGTATCCGGTTGATACCCTTTTTTTGGAAGATACTCTTTAAACAAAAAAAAATCATTCATTGTTGGATCTACTTTTATCATTTCATGTAGATACTGATCGCATAATTCCATATCAATATATTATAAGTAAATATTATAAGTAAATATTATATATCATCCAAATCAATTTCGGTATCCTCATCACTGCTATCATCGGGTATATCCATATCCATTGTAAATTCAATACCACCATCTATCTCTTCGCAAAACTCATTATTTTCCCCCGTATTCACAAACTCTGGAATATGTTTTCCACTTTTTAGTTGATGAACTTGATTATCATCATAGGAATCAATAATATCACATTTACTATCTTGGAAATCACGGAGAGAAACCAACACAATATCTTTCATATTGACAAATTTACGTTTTCTCATCGCCCCACAAATAATAGCCAATCTGTCTTTCCCATCAAAACACTTTACATCAAACCGACCATTTCCTTTTAGCGCTGTAATTTGTGCATATTCTTGACCCTCTTCTTTCAAACGCAATGCCTTTGTTGCATATCCATCTTTCTTTCCTCGCTTATGTTTCTTCCCACCTTTTTGATTACCGCGACCCATTTATTAATAGTATTAATTAAATAAAGATATTAAATATCAAATTTGAATTTATTATTTTTTAATAGTAATTAAATAAAAAA